ATGAAAATACCCCTTTTCCAAAGAAAAATTACCCTTATGTTTATATGGGGGTTACACCTCAAAACAGGGCAGTTCTATTATGGGTATCGGTGTGGTAATGTAGTAAGATCTACTAAAGACTTAGGTATCAGATATTTTACTTCTTCTGATAGAGTGAAAGAAATAGGATTTGAAAATTTTGAATGGCATATATTACAAGAGTTCTTCACAAAAAATGCTAAAGATATAGCTTATTGGAGAGAGCAAAAATTGATAGCAGCTAGATTTAGTAGTTCCAAATGTTTGAATAACAGTTATGTTAATCTTAATGGTAAAAAGATGTATAAAACTACATCAAAAACTATTAAAAAAATGAAAAGAACTATTGCTAATAGGACTTTTGAAGAAAGGGAAGTTATAAGACGTAATATGTCTTTAGCCCAAAGATCCATACCTAAAGAAAAACAGGCGTTAAGTGTAGCCAGAAGATTAGAGACTTTAGCTAATAAGACGAAGAAAGAGAAGTTAGAACGAATTAATGCTTATAAGAACTCTTGGATAGGTAAATCTAAAGAGGAAAGGGCTAAAAGTAAAAGAAAACAACATGAAGGAATGTCGGATAAGAAAAAGAAAGAAAGAGCATTAAAAATATCTAATACTTTAAAGAATAAATCAGAAGAAAAGAAAGCAGAAAGACGGGAGCTACTAAAAGTAACTTGGGCCAACAAATCAGAAAAAGAAAAAATAGAATTTTCTAAAAAAATGTCAAAAATTAGGAGAAGTTATGAAAGAAAAAAGCTTGAAAGAGAGAGAATTAGATATATCTGATATTAAAGGAGCTAGATCAACTATAGAAGATTTAAAAGTATTTGGAAATGGAGATATGTTTCAACTTCTTTGTAAAGCTTCTTCGGAATCACGTGGGTTTATGAAGTCTATAAAAGCTATGGAAATAGATGGTATTGGCTGTGTAATCCAAGTTACAACCCAACAAAAGAACTTAGATGAAAGTTATTCCGTAGCGGAAGCAGTATGTTTTGTTCCAGGAGTTAAAGTAACAGAGGATGATAACTATGGTAGAAAGTTAGTACCATTTTGCTAAAAGTTAGTACTTCTATGTAGTTTTACTCTTATCACAAGAATAAAACTACTTATAAAATAAGGTGAATCCAATGAATAAAAAAGAGAAAAAGATAGCTAAAACATTATTATAATCTATGAATAAGGGGTATATTGATTGGCTTAATAGTAGAGAAACACTTGGGGAGTAAGGTCAACCAATAAGTTATGGAAAGAATTTAACTAAAGGGGGGAACATGTGAATGTAAAACAATTTGCAAATGAGTGTAGAGGTAAGGATTTACCATATTATGCTTGTCCAAGAGCTCATTATTCCAAAATAGAGCAGTATTATGAATTCCAGTCTATGACTGTAAAGCGTTTAGTTAAATCAAAGGGAGTTAAGCATCAACAAGTAGTAAGAATAACAAGTAAGCTCCAAAAGATGATTCTTAATAGTCTTTTATCAACAAAAGAAATAATTCCTTATACTATAGGGATTTCTTCAGAGCCAAATGATTACGTAGCTTTAGAAGTAGCAACTTCTATTATTCATTCCTTAGTAGAGTTTACAGGACAAGAATGGTCAACACATAGAATAGGATATAGTAGTCCAGCTCCAGATGGAAGGATATTATTAATTTATAATATCCTTCCAGAGAGAGAAAAACTATATGAGATAAGAAATGCTATACTTAATAACCCTAATAAGTTAAAGATTGTTGTTGTGGGTGGAACCACTGCTTTGGATTTTTTTGATAATTATTTGCGCTTACCTATTTCTGGTGTACTACATGTTTCAGGTACTCCTAATATTAAAACTAAAGTAGATGGGTTAAAATATGATACAGAGGATAATTATCCTGTGTTTTCAAAGGATTTTGATATTTTACACAAAATAGCGGAAAAATTAATATGCCATCCAAATACTGGTCGCAACACCTCCTCTTAAGATCGTTAACAGTATCAAAAAAGAAGGATCTTTCAGAAAAGATTATTGCTAATCTATCTCCAGATCACTTTGTTTTAGATACTTATAAATTAGCCTTCAAACGTCTACACTCACTTTATCTAAAAAAGGGAAGACTACTAACTTGGAAGGAGTTAATATTTGATTCTTCTTTGCCGGAGAGAGTACGGGATAAATTAAGAATAAGGGAAATAAAAAGGCAACAGTTATCTACAAAAGATAAGGCTCTTTTATTACCTAGAACATATGATGAAGTAACAGTACTACTAGAAAGTAATTGGTATAATGCAGTTCATAGTAGAATTATAAAACTGCAAAATAAGTTAACTGAGGACCTATCTAGATCCCCAGGAAATGAGGAAATAAACAGGATTTATGAAGAAGTAGAAAAATCATTAACTGATATTAAATCTCTTTCTTCTACAAGTGGAACAATACTTCATCTATCTAAGCCTATCATAAGAGACACAATGGCGGGGTTTAGGCATAGATTAAAAAATAATTTTTTCTTACCCACAGGGTTTAAAGATTTTGATAATAAAAATTTAGGAATACCTTTGGATTCTTATTTTCTTATCTCAGGAAAAACAGGGAGTGGAAAATCCACTCTAGCCCTTCAACTGGCTTTAAATATGAAAAGGAGTGGAGCACGTGTTTGTTTTTTACCTTTAGAGATGAGTGTTGAACAGATGCTTATTAGAATAGCATCTTCTTTGATGCAAGTGGGTATAACAAAAATAGTAAAGAATTTCGATTACTATGAAAAGAAAGTAGTAAAGTCTATTAATAAATTCATGAAAAAAGAGGATAATTCTCCAGAGTGTTTTGATTTTTATCTGCCAGAAGCAGGAGAAACACTAGTAGATGTTTTAATAAAGTTGAAACCCTATCAATATGATATAATTTTTGTAGATTATGTTAACTTACTCTCTCCTTTAGATAGAGAGGATTGGAAATCGTTAGATAAGGCTGGTAGAGCTGCAAAAGTATGGGCTACAAATAATAAAACAGTAGTTTGTTTACTTGCTCAGTTAGATGCAGAAAAAGAAACTGTAAGATATAGTAAGGCTCTGGAAGAACATGCAAGTAATATGTGGGTTTGGCCTGAGAATAAAGATAAAATAGCAGAAGTAGGTTATATAACAATAAAACAACCTAAAGCGAGAAATCAAGATCCTTTTACGTTTAAATTATCAGTAGATTTAAGTATATCACGTATTTCCAATTACACCAATGGCAGTAGTGTTGTTAATAAGCAAGCAGATGGTCTAGATGATATACCTTTAGAGAATGATATATAAATTGGTTCCTAAATATATTGAAAGGAAGAAAGATGAAATGTTCAGTGGATAAAGAGGATTTTGTAGTTGCTCAGAAAGCAATAAAGAAGATTTCTCCAGATACTACATCCGTTTACTTAAAAACAAATAAAGAAGAGGGAACTCTATCATTAATCTCAAGGGGTATTTATTATATAAACTATATTATTTCTGCAGATGTTGAAGAAGAGGGTGTTATTTCATTAAATAGAAGTTTATTTGATATGTTAGTTTTCCTTAGAGGAAAAAAGTTAAAAATGGAGTCAATTAATAATTCCTTACAGATTACTTGTGGGTCTAAAGTAAAACTGTTCTGTGATGAAATTAATGAGGAAGAATTTGCACAACCTTCCATAAAAAATAATAAGAAAGTTATATTAGACTCTAAGGCAGTAGGTATATTTAAACAATTAATAAATATGGTTTATTTTGAGTCTTTAGCTCAATCTTATGAAGTTCCCGCTAGAGTAGAAAGTAATTCTACTGGATTTCATATAAGAATAGCAGATTACGTTCACTGTGCTTTTTATAGCTATAAGAAACAGATATCAGATAAAGATTTTTGTTTTACAACCTATTTAAAGAACTTAAAGGATGTTGTTTCTCTTTTGTCTGAAAAATCTAAATTGCTTATTGATGACTCATTAATGCTTTTAAAATCTGCTAATATTGTAACCACTTTACCTTTTGTTCAAGATTCTGAAACAAAGGAGATAGATTCTGCACTTGGTTTTATAGATCCTTCTAATTATAGAAAGGGTAAGATAACATTTGATCATGAAAAATTAATGACTTCTTTAAATTCAATATCAGTTATTAGTGAGGGTGTAGATCTACTAAGAGTAGATATAGATAAAAAGGTTATTTTATCTCTAAAAACCTCTTTTGGAGTGTCTAAAGACAAAATAAGCCCTATAAATAACTCTTTTACCAGTATTAAGTTAGATCTCCCTTTGCCTATGCTTAATGGGGCTCTTTCCTCTTCTAGATTGGGAGAAGAAGTTATTTTTACTCTCTCAACAGAAGGAAATTACTATAAGCTTTATTCAGAGAAAGATAACTTTTTTTGTAATTGTGTAGCTCCTGTTGGTGGAATAAAATAGGGGGTGAGATGTTATCAGATAAACTTAAATTTGTTAAACAGTATTGGAAAATATTTCCTACAAATGTTATCTATTCTACTTCCTGTTCTAGAACATTAATAACTAAAGAAGAGGATGCTATTTATTTATATTCAATTCATAGAGTTGCTGATATAAAAATAAAGAAACTGGATATAGGATCTATATTCTTTGATATTTATCAAGTTAAATCTGGAGATCTAACAACTGCGGTAGGGTATATATTTATTCCCTTACAAAAGGGTACAAAAATACGATATACATCGGTAGCTTTAACTTCTAGCTCTCACTATGCTTCAAAAGAAGCTGTTTTATGCTGTGAGAGAAAAGTTCTTTTTTCAGATAATATTTATGTGATATGGTTATCATGTAATGCAGAAATAATAACAATTCTTCCAAATATGTTAGGTGTATATCCTACCTGAAAGGAAAAATATGAAAGAAATTTTGGGTGTAAAAGATCAAAAACTTTTAAAGATGGCAGAAAAAGTTCAGTCTGTTTTAACTGAACTAGGATTATATAAGAATATTCCAGAATACATGAGAGAACATATAACTGATACTCCTTATAGAATTGTAAAAGCATGGAAAGAATTTACAGTCTCCCTAGGTGAGGAGTTGGTGGAACCAACTAGTTTTTCTAATCCTACGAACGAGCTAGTATATGTTACGGATATATCTTTTAATTCTTTATGTTGTCATCACTTTTTCCCTTTTCATGGAAAAATCCATATAGCCTATTTGCCAAAAGAGGTACTACTAGGTTTATCAAAATTTCCAAGAATTGTAAAACATTTTGCAAAGAGGCCTCAAATACAGGAAGTTATGGTTAATGAAATAGCAGATTATATCTTTGAAGTTGTGGACCCTGCTTTTTGCATGATAATTTGTAAGGCACTCCATACTTGCTGTAGTGGTAGAGGTGTAGAGAGTCATTCACCTATGATAGTATCTGCGATAAGGTCAGAAGAAGGAATGGAAAAAAATGATATAAAATCCTTTAAGGATGAAATTTTGAATACTCTAGCTATTAGTAACCTTTAGACAGGATACTTAAATGAAAGTTTATATAAGAAAGTGTGAGAATTATCTATTTAATAGTAAAAAGTTAAAAAAGTTAAAAAAAGATACTGATAAAGTTTTTAAGATAGAAGATATTAAATTTTTAATTAGTATAGCAAAAAAGTGTAAATCTATAACTGAAAAAAATAAAACCCTCCAAAATTTGATGATGGTTTCCTCTTACTATGAACGGATACTTACGATAAAAATTGATCTACAATTGATTTATAATGTATCTGAGAGGCTATCAAATCAATTGTCTAGGGAACTAAGACAAATACCTGATTTTTCTTCTTTTTCCAAAAAAGATCAAGAAGCTATACTTGATGTAGAGCTAGGAGATTTCTACGATTTTAGTTCTTATGTTGATTATAGAATAGATATATGTAATAACTCTTTAGATTATCTTAACAGCGTACAATTTAACCTTAAGTCAGTACTCTCTTCAACAAAAGGTGAATAATCAGTTTAATGGTGAAAAGTGAAAACCAAATTAGATGAAATTATTAGAAAATTGCCAACATCCAAACTTTATTCTAATATTGTATCTAAAGCACTGGAACATACATTAGAATTTGAGTTAGGGTTTGATCACGCATTAGAACAATTTAAAGAGAAAGGAGACTTTGTAGACATTCATGAAACATATGCAAAAGCTATGAAGAACAGATTTGCGGAGTTGTTATTTTTGGAGCATTTGGTTATGGGTTCAGGGTTTTCCTATTTTAGGGATGAAATTTTAAATCTACATATTCAAAAACTCTTTGGAAAAAAGGAATAACTACATATGGATAAGTTTGACTCTACTAACCTTCTTCAAGACAAAAACCTATTAGATTCTTCCAATATACTTTTTCTTCCAGACAGACTTAAAGCAGGTAGGGGCCCAAATGGAAGAAAGTTTTCATTCCTTATCGAAAAATGTGTTATAACCAATGATACATTGCTAAAAGAAGATATGGGTGGTGTTTTATACCCTATAGCATATAATGTACCTTAAAAGAAGACATAATTATGGGAAGCCAAGTTACTTATTTATAAGTCTTGGCTTTTTTTATTGAAAGAGTAGTGATGAAAATAATAGATAGGATCTGTTCTAACTGCATTTGGAAACAAAGACAGGAATGCATTGGTAAAACCAAAATATGTAGAAAATGGGTTTATTTTAAAGCTAATTGTAGACTTTGTGTTTTTCTAGATGATTGTTTTGGATTAGGGAAGACAGTAAGTGAGTCCACCGTGTGCGTTAACTTTGAAAAATCTGTTAATTCACCAAAGAATTTAAAAAACTACGAAACTTTTTTACCGGAAGAAGAGGCAGAATTTTCTCCTGTTGAGCTAGTTGAGAACATAATTTCTTCAAATTATGACTCCCGAGTTTTTCAACTAGTGGATGATCGGGACATACCAAAGGCCACAAATCCTGTCAGATTTATTATAAGTAAGAAAGGTTTAAATATTTCTTTATTTCCTATGCAGTTGAAGATATTTCTTGAGCTCTTTTCTGCTTATTGTCCTTACTGTTCTAATACTAAATATATAAAGAGTATAGTTGTTGATACTCCTTTAAGTGAAATTTTAGATAGAGTTGTCTTTTATACAGATGGAGTATGTAAAAAGTGTGGAAAGTCAAAATATGATGCAGTTAAGGATGGAAAGCATAAGTTTTATGACCAACTTATAGGTGTAGCGGGTCAAAGAAGTAGTAAAAGTACCTCTGTAGGTATCTTATCTGCAACAGTATTGCATCAATTTCTTAAGTTACCAAAAAATCCTGTTGAGTATTTTAATCTTCTACCTAATAGCACTTTACATGCTACTTTCGTGGGTTTAAGGTATAATGATGCTTTTGATAATTTATGGGAACCATTTAATAATTTAATTAAAAGTTCTCCTTGGTATATACAGTATCATGCCTTTTTGGAAGAAGAAGGAGACAGGATAGGATCAGAATTATTGAAGGCTAGAGACACTTTCTTAGCTTATAAGTGGAAAAATATTGGTATTTATCCTAGTGGACCAGATAAAAGAACATTAAGAGGTAGAACTAGAATAATAAGTTCATTAGATGAACTTGGATGGTTTATGGGCAGTGAGGGTTCAGCTAAGTTTGATGCGGATGAAGTTTATAATGCACTGGATAACTCACTTATGACTGTCCAATCCGCAGCTAGAAGAATGTTGAAAAAGAATCCAAGTGTGCCTACTGCTTGGGGTATGTATATTTCATCCCCTAGCAGTAAAACAGATAAGGCCATGAGATTGTACAAGCAATCCTTAACGAGTAATAGAATGTATGGATTTAAGATGGCAACTTGGGAGTTTAACCCTAATATAACCCGTCAGGATCTTAATGCGAAATTTATGGAAGATCCAATAACTGCTGAACGAGATTTTGGAGCTAACCCTCCTTTTAGTGTACTCCCTTACATTAAGGGGCCCTCAGCATTAGTAAATATATTTTCCGGAAAAAAGAATATATTTAAACATCATGGAAATAAAATAATTAGGGGCTCCTTAAATGAAGAACTATTATACCCAAAAATAAGTTTTGTTAATAAACATACTTATCCAAGTGTTTTATCCATTGATGCAGGCTATAACTGTTTATCAGGAAATACCTTGATACCTACAGAAAAAGGACTATGTAAACTAGGGTCCTTAGTTGAACTACCTTCTGATGCAAAACCAGGGTATAAAAAACGAATAGATTTAAAAGTAGGAAGTAGTATAAATCCAAAAATAGCAGAATTTTGGCACTATAAGGGTGAAAGTAATACTTCAATAGTTGAGACAAAAAGTGGGCATTACTTAGTAGGAACAGAAGATCACCCTGTATTAATATTGAAAAATAATGAGCATGTGTGGGTTAAATTAAAAGATATTAATGTAGGTGATCCTGTTTGTTTAAATTTACGAAAATTTACTTCAGATACTGCTTTTAAATTAAATTTAAAAGAGCGTTTTTCTACTTTACCCTCAAATAATACTTCTCAAAAAAAATTACCAAAAGTTCCAGATTATATGACTCCAGAACTAGCCTATATTATTGGTGCTCTTATTAGTGGAGGTCATTATGGAAAATATTATACAGTTATTTCTAATAGTAATATACTTTATTTAAAGAAAATAAGAAACTTTTTTGAAATAGTTTTTGGTATTAAGAAAAGTGAATGTGGTATAAAGAAGTTTAAAAAAGGGGAGTATAAAATAAACGGGATTAAAGGAAATGCTAATTTTGATTCTTACTCAATAAGTTATGGGTTTGTAATGTTATATAGTGTTTGGAAGGACCTAGGGCTAGTAGGTGATGAAGATTGTAAAAATAAATCAAATAAACCTAGCTACTATAAATTTATACCTGACTGTATTATGCAAGCAGATTCTAAGAGTCAAGCTTCATTTATGGCTGCATACATTGAAGGGGATGGTTCTATTCGTTCAGATAGGTATGAAATAAGTGTGTGGTCTAGTTCTAAACGAATATTATGGGATTTTCAAATATTATTAAATACTCATGGAATTATGAGTAATAATTTTAAGCATGGAATTAGGACTGCCTCCGCTACTGAAGCTTATAAATTATATAATATTCTTAAGCCTTATTTAAGTTTTAAACATACAAATCTATATTTAGAAAAGAGTAATAAGGTAAGTAATAGGTGGGGTTTTGATTCATCTTATGTTAGAGAATTTTTAAAGAGTAGATATATTAGATGGGCAGGAAATAGAGGGGATGTATATAAAAATGATAAAGGTGAGGAAATTTATGTTACCAAAGTTAATTCATCTCTTGATAAAAAATTCTGTTACGAAATCTATCATAATGAGGGATATGATCATTTTCTTTCTGAATTAAAAAGAATATCTAAGATAGAATATTCTAAACTTAAATACCTTCTAGATTGTGAATACTGGTATTCTCCTATAGTTAGTATTAAAAAAGATAAAAAAAGAAAAGTTTATGATTTAACTATGGAAGCCGGGGTAGAACCAGCTTTTATAGCTAATGGAATGGTAGTTCACAATTCTAATTCATTTGCTTTATCCTTATCTCATATAGAAATGAGAGAAAAGAAAAAAGTATTTGTTACTTCTGGAGTGATTGAAATAATTCCTAGACCCTGCCCTATTAGTTTTGTAAAAACATATGATAAAGTCATTGCACCAATAATAGAAGCTTTTAACGTAAAAATAATAGCTGTAGATAGATGGCAATCTATTGATTTATCTCAACGAGTATTTGATGACTTTGGAATTGATGGTTTAATTTATTCAGTTAAGTACTCTGATTTTGAAGAAATGAAAGGATCTATCTATTCAGAGGATGTTTTATATCCTGAGATTGAGAGTGACCTTCAAGACTTAATAGAGTTAGATACTGAGTTGAACACTTTAATTTATATGAAACCTATAAATCACTTGTTTTTACAGTGCTTAATGACACGAGATACAGGTAGGATGGTAACTAAGGGGGAGGAAGTAACTGATGACATATTAAGAACAATTGTTTTGGGGTATGCAGTGTTGAATATGGAAGAGTATGAACATTTATTTAACACAGAGGGAGTTTATGATAAATTCATAAATTTAAGTAGTATAATTACTACTAAGACTATTCAACAGCAAAAAGATTATAACTCCTCTTGGTTACAAAAAATAAAAAATAGTGTTCCAGGTATTGGGGTTTTTAAAAATAGGAGAGGTTAATGAAATTAAATAAAGTTCAAGAAAATCTTGTTAAATCTATGGTTACGGCGGGTTCGAGTAAAAGAGAAGCAGTAGAAAAGGTTAAGGGATATGCAAGTGTTAAGTTTGTTCAGACTCTTGCCTGTCCTTTATGTAAGGGAACAATGAGAATAGTTTCTTTAATAGAAAATAAGCAAGCCAAATATTGCCCTAAGGATAAAGTTTGCTTACCTATATAGATCCAGTGTAGATATAAGGAATTAAGTTATGCCGGCATTACTAGACACTGCGGCTAGGGAACTTGATATTCCTAGGGATAAGATTGAGGAGTATTGGGAAAAAGCTAAAAAGATAGCTGTTAAAAAAGGTAACCCTAACTATGCTTATATAGTAGGAATCTTAAAAAAAATGTTAGGAAAGGAGAATGTCAAAGAATTAGGATGGAAGGTAACTGCTAATGTTAAGTATGTGTCTATAAACATTTAAAGGGGTTGAGAGATGCTAGTTTATGTAAAGATTATAAAGAAAGATGGAAGTAATATAGACAATAAGATATTTCCTGCATATGAATTATCCTACTCAAAAAAGAGTGTAGGGACTTTAGAGGAATTCAAAAGTGCAAGGGGTGAAAAAACTGAAACTCTATTTACCCCTAAAAATGAATCCTTTGAGTATATAGATTTAAGATTCATTGATCCACACACAGGAGCTAGCCGTAATTTATTAGCTCCGGAATGTTTAACTTATATTCTTAATAGCAATGGTAAAACCATTGATTCAATTCACTGTAAATAAAAAAGGAGTAATACAATGTACAACATTAGAAATCTTACAAATGCAGACTTCACAATTGGTAGTTTAGTTATTCCCTTTAACAGTTCTGTAGTTGTAAGAGCGTTAACTGAGGAAATGTTATCAGAAGCAGAAGAAGGTAATATCGCAATTGCTAGAACTGCCGCTACTGCTGTAGCTTTAGGAGATGGAATTGACTCTGAAACTTTAACCGATTCCACTGGTGGGACTCCTTCCACTACTATCCCTGCCCTTCAAAAAACAGTTGCAACAGTAACTAACAGTACAGGTGCTACAGCTGCTACAGAACTTTCTTCTGTTGTAGAGTCTATTGCTTCCCTTACTAACAGTACAGGTGCTACAGCTGCTACAGAACTTTCTTCTGTTGTAGAGTCTATTGCTTCCCTTACTGATAATTCAGGTGGAACTTCTGGGGGAAATACTGTAGCCGCAGCAACAGATACAGCAACTATTCAGAATGCTATTGCAACACTAGTAGCGAAAGTTAATGCTCTTTCTGCTAAAGCAACAGACCCTGCAGATGTAAACACTGCTATTGCAACTTTACTTCTTAAGTGTAATGCTCTTTCTGCTAAAGCAACAGACCCTGCAGATGTAAACACTGCTATTGCAACTTTGACAACTAAAACTAACACTCTTGCAGCAGAAGCTGTAGATAGAGCAAAACTGATTACAGCGGTTTCCTCTCTTACAGATCAGGTTAATAAATTGGTATCGGATGTTACTGCTATTTATAATCAGATTCAAGAGATGGAAGAAAGAGTTGTCGGTGAGCCTACCGAATAAGGAGTAACAATGCCTGAAATTAGAAATATATCACTTTCAGAAATTCATTTAGATAATAGCACTATGATACCCATAAATAAAGGTATTGTTGTAGACTTAGTTACAGAGGAAATACTTTCTCTAAAAAGGAACAAGTCAGTGCTTATTATAGAAGATCAAGATTCGTTCATCCTTGATGAATCTCCATTATTGGAGGAAGAACAAGAGACTGTAGCTGTTGAAGATATAATACAGGTTGTTACGGATGAGGATGAAGGTTTATCTTCTAATGAGATAACTGAAGAAGATTTTGAAGAAGAGGATGATGAAGATAGAAAGGATTAACTCTCTTGAAATGGAACTATCCTGAAAATTGGGATATTTTGAGTAAACAAATAAAGAAAAGAGATAATTATAGATGTTCTAAATGTGGTAATAAGTTCTCACCTAACTTATTGAGAACGCACCACATTGTTCCTTTGTCTAAAGGGGGCTCTAATAAGAAAACTAACCTTCAGACACTATGTTTCTTTTGTCACTCTTTAAAACATAAACATCTAAAAAATATTAAAGTTGCTCCTAAAAAATTTAAAAAATTTGGGAGGTATCCTTCTAGATTTTAGAAAAGGAAGACTAAATGAAATCTTCTAAAATACTTATTAAGGAGTTAGGTAAGTACTCTAGGGATAAATTTTTTAAAGAGTTCTGTAGTGCTAGATTACCAATAGAGTACTCTACTGTTTTTTCAGCAAGTAAATCGGGAAAGTTTATAGGTGGGGCAGTAATAGATAGAAGAAGTAAAGAATCTATGTTTCATCTAGATTTAGATAGTGTGTATATTTATTACTTTTATTTGCTCCCAGAGTATAGGGGTAAAGGAATAGCTAAAAAATTAATAGATATAGCAATAAAAGAGTTTAGGTCAATAGTCATAGTTACAGGATCTAAATTAGATGCTTCCGCTGAACACATTTTTGAACAAAAAGGATTTAAAGTTATCGGTAGGTTAGGAAAATTAAAATATTGGCATTTGTTAACTAATAAGGAGTATGTCCTACCTAATACTTATAATTGGTTTTGCAAACCTCATGGCTGTAAAATGTTAAAGGAAGCCTGTCTAAAACGACAAAATTTAGCTAAGTTACTCCCTTTTACTAAGAACCCTAATATTCAAAAATACTATAGATGTAAAAGTTGTTCAGATGCGTATAGAGAGATTTAAATTTATACCAGATTTCTAAAAAGGAGCTATTTATGGGAAAAGAAGTAGAAGTTCTTTATAAATTAACTATAAAGAATAGACAGATACTTATGAGTTTAGAGGATATAAAAAAGTTGACTAATCACTTATTAACTATTCTCAAACCCTTTATAGAATATGCAGACTTAACTAGAGATAGAGTAGTTTAATTTGGGAGTTATATGAATATATTTTCTTCTTTTAAAGAAATAGGAAAACTGTATGTGTCAGGAGAAATTGATAAGGTTACAGAACTTATTAAACAGTATCTTATTTTATATCCGGAAGATAAAGAAACAATTACTCTTTTAGGTGTAATTAACTTTGATGCGAAGAATTATAATGTTGCTTATGAGTTATTTCTTCAAGCTGTCAGTCTAGATGACAAAAATGCTTTATATTGGAATAACTTAGGGGCAGTGTTAAGAGAACAACGTAAGCCTAAAGAAGCAATCCTTTGTTTTGAAAAAGCTATAAAATTTAATGAACATTATAGCGAAGCTGCCTATAATATAGGTAGTTCCTATCAATTACTTGGAGAGCTTTCTTTAGCAGAACAATGGTATGACTATGCTATAGTAAAGAATCCAAAGTCTCATTTGTCTTATAATAACCTAGGTAATGTATATAAGAATCAAGGTAGGATAGAAGAGGCTCTTTGTGCTTTTTCAAAAGCAATACATTATGGTACTGATCCCATATATAATTCTAACTATCTATTTTGTTTAAATTATTTAGAAAAGAGTTCTAGAAAAAGTGTTTTTGATAAGCATGTGAAGTTAGTGAAGAGAGGTAGTACCCCTCTTTACAGTATGAATAATATAGATTATAAGTCAAAGCATAGACTTAGAGTTGGATATGTTTCTGCGGATTTTCGTACTCACTCGGTAGCTTTTTTTCTTTACCCTATTTTTAGAAAAAGAAATGTAGAGACATTTTGTTATTATAACCATCCTAAATCGGATAAAGTAACTACACTGCTAAGAGATAACTCTGATCATTGGAGAGATATCTATTCATTATCTGATTATAAAGTTTTTCAAATGATTAAAGATGATAATATAGATATTCTTGTAGATCTCTCTGGTCATAGCGGGGGTAACAGGTTAAACTTATTTTCTATGAAACCCGCATCAATACAGGTATCTTATTTAGGGTATCCAAATACTACGGGGTTAAAAGAGATGGACTACAGGATAACAGATGAATTTACAGATCCAACAGGAATATCTGATAAATTTTACACTGAAAAACTTGTTAGGATGCCTACTTTTCTTTGTTATAATCCTATGGTTGAAAATCTTTATAATGAAGAACCTCCTTGTTTAAGGAAGAGGTATATTACTTTTGGGTGTTTTAATAATAGAGCAAAGATAAATGATACAACCATTAAAATATGGTCTAAACTACTATTAAGTATTCCCTATTCAAAATTAATTTTAAAATCTAGTATCTCCTTTGACAAAAGGGTTAAGGAGGAACTTATTTTTTTATTTATGAAAAATGGTGTGGATGCCTCTAGGATTAAAATACTTCCATACCTTACACTTCAGGAGCATATAGAGAGTTACAGTTTAATAGATATATCTTTAGATACCTTTCCTTATAATGGTACTACTACAACATTAGAATCTCTATATAGTGGAGTTCCTGTTATTTCTTTAATGGGGGACAGACATGCTTCAAGGGTGGGTGCAAGTATATTAAGTCAATTGGGTTTAGAAAATTGGATAATACCTTCAAAAGATAAATATATCAAAATTTCCAAAAATCTTACTGACGTTAATAACCTTATATTTTTAAGAAAGACTCTAAGGGAAAAGATTAAAGGTTCTTTATTAATGAATGAAACGGTATTCGTTTCTAGGTTAGAAGAAGAGTATAATAAAATGCAGACTAATCTTAGTAGAAGTTAGGAGGAGACATGAAATGTATTCATATAGATGCTAGAGATTTACCTGATGCTTGGTTTCAATCTGTTTATTCGTGTCTGGATCATGGCACAAAACATGTGATTGATAGTGGTTCTTTTGCTGGACAGCAGAGACTTGAGATAGATTATATCACAATTAATATTAAACAGCCTGGATTTCCTTATGATAGATTATCAAATGATGATTTAACTCCTAAACTTCCTGCTCATTATAATGTGCCTAATCCTGTAACTGAAGGATATATTGATGAGTATTTGCATTATTTAATGAGTGGAGATATTAAACCTGGAGAACAGTACACCTATGGACAAAGATTATGGGCTGCTGTAAGAGGACTACCTAATTATAGTTTGGATAAAAACAGAGAAGTATTAAATCAGGTAGCTAGAGTTATTTGGGTCTATAAGAATAGAGGGCATAGAAATAATCAAATGGTTTTGCAGGTTGCACAACCTTTTGATCTTTTATTGAGTGATCCTCCATGCTTGAGACAAATAGATACCAGGATTCAAGATAATAAGCTTCATTTCTTTATTTACTTTAGATCCTGGGACTTGTGGAATGGAATGCCCTCTAATCTTCCGGTTATTCAGATATTAAAAGAGTATATGGCCCAAGAAATTGGAGTAGAGGACGGAGAGATTATAGCTGCTAGCAAAGGACTTCATCTTTATGATTACGCTTGGGATATAGCTAAAAGGTTAAAAGGTGATTTATCCTATTGAGAAATTTAAGATGATTAAATCTTATATGACACAAGAACAAAGACAAGAAATCCGGATCCTGTGTAAGCAAGGCTTACCCTATAAAGAGATAGCTTTGAAGTTTAATTTATCTCCTTCATCTATATGTAGAATTGCTACTGAAGGAGGAATTTATAGAATTAATTCAAAAGGAGCATGGAGACATGCTAGAAGGATTAGAAATGAAACTAAGACTTATAATTCTGTTATTATTGATAATTTATAGTAAAATATCTTATGCTGACTGTGGTGTGTTTGGATGTGTTTTTCAACCGGGAACTCATTGCGTAGGAGATGTTTGTGTAAGTGATACACCAATTGTTACTCCACCATCAAATACTACTATACCCTCAACAAACGAAATTCGCTTAGAATCAAAACCTGCTGCTAGCATCCAAGCTACAGTCATAGATTGTAGTAAACTAGATTTAAAAACAGTTAAAGTAATTCTTACAAGACGAATTCCTGCCCCTTCTTGTAAGTTCTATTCAAGCATTTTCTTTTTCTCTGAGGATATAAATAAAAATCAGGTAGTTGATTACTTTTTTGCTCAAAAAGATCTATTAAATAGATATGTCTTTTTATATCATAGCCCTAATACTATTTCACAACATCAGTATGATGGTCCAGATTTTATATTTAATATCTGGGAAAATCATGCTTATGATGATTTCTTTAAGAATAAGACTTGTCAGGAGTTAATAAGTTCTAACGCCTTTTTTCAATATGGTATTTCTATTGAAGGGGATGGCTCTGACTATGAGGGAGCTACTTTCTATTTTAGATAATAAGTCTAAAGGAGATTACATGTTTAGTCATAAGCCTATTTTATGTGTGGATTTTGATGGGGTGATCCACTCTTATAAAAGTCCTTGGATAAATGCAAGGACTATCACTGATCCTCCTGTATTTGGGGCTATCTCTTTTTTAATAAGATCTTTAGAAGAATTTAATGTAGCTATTTATTCTTCTAGATCCAAATATATAGGTGGAAGAAATGCTATGAAAAAGTGGTTGATGAATTGGTTTTCCCATGAAGCAATTAGGGAGGAAGATTCAATAATTATTGATTTTATTAATCAGTTTGCTTTTGCAGATCCTTGGCAGGATGAAGTAAACTTTGCTTCTAAAAAGTTTATCAATTACTTACATTTCCCTTTATTTAAACCCGCAGCTTTCATTACTATTGATGATAGAGCAATATGTTTTAAAGGTATATTTCCAGACTTACTTGAATTGAAAAAGTTTAAACCTTGGAATAAATTATAGGATTTAGTATAATAGTAGTGTCTAAACAATGTATCCATGAGTTAAAAATATTTAAAGTAGATTATGGGCGAACTAATTTAAAATTTGAAGAAGTATAGGAGATAGAAATGCTCAAACATAGATATAATATAGGATCAAATAGTCTAAAAGAAGCGAAACTCTTTGACCTTGAAAAGCAAGAATTAATCACTTTACTCTGTGCTAAGTCTTTTAGATATAGTAAAGAACCAATTTTTAAATTGGTAAGTGGAAGAATGAGTAACTTCTATATTAACTGCAAACCAGTTATTTTGTCCGCTAAAGGGCAGTATTTAATTGGTAATTTAATATATGAAGAAATTAAATATGAAAATTTTGTTGCAATTGGGGGACTGACTTTCGGAGCTGATGCTATTGCTACAGCAGTAGCCTTTGCTTCTAATTACAAACATCTTCCTATTAATGCTTTTTCTATCCGCAAAGAGAAGAAGGGTCATGGCACAGGGCAGTGGATAGAGGGTGATTTACAGATAGGAGATAGAGTTGTTATTATTGATGATGTTGCAACTACAGGAGGCTCTACAATCAAAGCTATTGAACGTGCTAGAGAAGAAGGATTAGAGGTTGTTAAAGTAGTAATTTTAGTGGATAGACAAGAAGGTGGGATTGAAAATATTAAAACCCACTGTGATAATGTAGTATCTATTGTTATAAGAGACGAACTAATGGAAGTATTTAACATTTAAAGGATGATTATGGAATTATTAGAACAAAGGGATGTATTAGAATCCTCAGATTTTATTTTACAAGATGCTCTTACAACTTTTGTAGTAGACTCAGAAGAAAAACTACTAATGATAGCTTCTTCTAATAAGTTAACAACAGGATTTAAAACTTTCTCTAAAGAATTTAATCCTTATGCTAAAGTTCTATATCATTTATTACCTTATTTTCTTAAAGTTTATTATGATATACCATTTCAATCAGCTAAATCCAAACCATTATATCCTACACTTGTAGATAGTATTCAACAGTTAATTCCTATGATTAAGTCTCTTTTATGGAAAAAGATTATTATCATACGGGATGCTGATAATATTAGATTGATTCCGGAAGTAATGGAAAAAATGAAGTTGAAAGTAGGTAATAAATTTGAGGGATATGATAGTAAAGTTTTCAAAGCGTTTTATTCCTTATACACAAAGACAGAGACTAATGATGACGAAAAAATGAATAAGTTTTTAGATACTATCTTTAGATTTGTTAATTACTTAGATAACAAGGATCTAAGACTATTTATCAGAACTATAGAGACTGAAGTTAAGGTTACTCAAGAATCATATCTTCAAGAAAAAAAAACAGAAAGTAGTCTAACAAAAAAATTATTTAAAACACCCACTCCCTCCAATGAACTTATAAAGTCCTTAGAGAAGGAAAAACCAGAGCTTTATAAAAAATGGAGAAAACAACTTTTAGAAGTTAAGATTCAAGCTAAACAGGTAGTTGAAACTCTTTGGGTTGATAAATATCCAAATATAAAATTTTTAGAAATACCAAAGATTATTGAACTACTTAAGCAAGCAAAAGTAGATTTTTATTTGGATTCTAATTTTAAGGGTAAAGTCTCTATGGGAGAGACCCCAAGTACTATGTTTAAGTATTATACTACTGCGGGTTTAGAGTTAAATACAGCTCCGGGAACTGAAGTAGAAATGAACCCTAAGTATAACCCTAAAACAGATGACACTTTTTACTGTAAACATATTCCTAGAAGAAGTGCAGATGGAGTTGTAAAGTATATCCAAACTTATCAATATATGAGTAAATCATTGAGTAATAGAGATGTTATAGTCTCCAAAGTTGCAGAGGTTATAGAAGATGTTCGTCAAACTTGGAGTAAAGATTTAAAAGGAAAAGATCATAATAGAAAAATGATTGCCGCAATTTGTAAACTCTGTGATCTTACTTACGCTCGTATAGGTAACAAAGACTCTGAAAAAGAAAGAGATGTGTTTGGGTTACATATTCTATTAAAGAAACATTTAAAAATTACTTCAAGTGGAATAACAATTAGTTATCAAGGTAAAGATAAGGTTATTCAGTCTCATAAAGTTTCAGATCCGGTGATAGTATCTTTACTTAAAAAATTAATGGAAA